CCCGCTCGCGTTCCTGGATCGCGCGGGCTTCCGCTTCCGTGCAGACGTCGAAGAGCGCCGCCGATTCCGGATCGTTCTCGTCCTGCGTCATCACGCGGAGCCGCTCCGCGAACGCGTGGTCGTCGATCCGATACCAGTTGTGCTCCCCGTCGAAGCGGACACCTTCGACCATTTGCCGCCGGCGGACGTGTCCGCGTCGCGGGTTGTAGGGCTTCAATCGAACGAACATGGTCATGCTGGTTTCCTCCGTGAACGTGAAAGAGCCCGAGTCTATACGACCCGGGCTCTTCCATCATCCGACACTCGCAACCGATCGCGAGTTCACGTCGTCACTTCGAGACGACGAGCACCTTGAACGTGACCGCCGAGAGGTCGGTCGCGTTCGGCACCTCGACGAGCGGACCGTCGGCGCCGCCGTCGTTGTTCCCGTGGTAGACCTTCAGCTTGCCGGTCGCGTTGTCCCACGCCGGCACGTAGCCGCCGCAATCGATCGGGATGACCGCGACGACGTCGACGTTGCCGACGCCCAGCGCCGCGCGGAGCGTCGTCTGGAACGCGGCGGTTCCGCCCGTGGGATAGGCGCCGTCGCCGGCGAACGAGATCGCGTCCATGCGCTGCGGTCCGTTCGTCGGCGTCTGCTCCGTGGTGGTGATCGCTCCGATTGCCATGCCTGCACCTCTTCGAGTTCGAGTTCTTGATCGTGGTCGTGTTCGTGTTCTTCGGTTCGTTCACGCGAGGGGTCGACCGAAGCGCGACCCCTCGCCGCTCGTCAGGCGGAGACCTTCACGGCGGTCGCCTTCACGACCGCGGTCTCTTCCTGGTAGAGCGCGTCGAACCGGAGGGTCGCCACGATCTTGAGCACGCCCTCGCTGATGTCCTTGTCGGTCTCGACCCGGATCTGGCGCCAGATCCCGACGTCGATGTTCTTCGGGTCCGTGAGGATGACGTTCGTCTGGTTCGTTCCGCCGCCGAGGTTCTCGGGGAAGAGCGGCACGTCGACGACCGGGATTCCCGAGTAGCCGACCGGCGCCGTGCTCTCGCCCATCGCCGCGAGCGCGGTGTCGCCGAGGTTCGTCAGGCGATCCGAGAGAGAATCGCGGTAGTCGATCTCGGCGTCGACCGAGGTCAGGAACCGCATGCTCGCCTTGTTCCGGAGGAACTCGCTCGGAAGCGTCTTGAGCATGTCGCGGAGCGTCGTCTTCGAGAGCGCGACGTTGCCGCCGTTCACGAGGTTCGACGTCGCGCGCTTGAGGATGCCGTCGAACGCCGCGAGGAACGGATCGGCGGAAGCGGTGTCGCCGTTGACGATCACCTCCTCCATGTCGCGCGAGACCGCCTCCGCGAGCAAGCTCATGATCGTGTCGCGGAGCCGCTCGCCCTCGATGTTGTCTTCGAGGGTCTCGTTGGTGATCCGGACCTCGGCCTTGAACAGCTGCGCGTCGTGCTCGACGTTCGAGAAGTTCGGCTTGGTGCGATCCGCATCCGGGAGCGCCTGCCCCTCGTAGCCGCGGCGGAGCACGCGGTTCGCGAAGCGGATCTTGTTGACGATCTGCTTGGGCGCCTTGAGCGGCGTGACCGTCGCCATGCCGAGGATCTTCGACTGCTTGATCAGCAATCGGACGAACTCCTGCGCCTGCGCCGGCTGGAGAACGCCGTTGCTGCCGAGGATATCGGCGAGCGCGAGATCCGCCTTCGCCAGGATGCTTCGATTGTCGAGTCCGCTCATGTTCGTTCCACTCCTCGCGGAGACCACCTCCGCACGTTCGACGCCCGTTGCGTCATGCCTTCGCGCGCGGTGGATTCATGTCCATCGGCCACGCCACACCATCGGACGTGTTCGACTTTGCCACCGAAATCGTTTCGTTCTCGCTCGCGTTCGAGGTCGCGACCGTACGCGAAGCCTCGAACTCCGCAAGCCGGGCCGCGTTCTTCTCGATCGCTTCCCGTTGCGCCGCCGAACTCTTCGCCACGATCGCGACGAGCTTCTCGAAGCCCTTCGCGATCGTCGCTTCGAGCCCCTTCACGTCCGCCGCCTTCGCGACGTCGGCGAGCGCGTCGACCGCGCCAGCGTCGACGCCAGCGGTTCCGCCAGCATCCGCCGCCGGCGGAGCGACCTCGATCTCGCCGAGGATCGCACCCAGCGTTTCGTACGCCGTGCGAATGTTCGCCGTCCGCGTGCGCGAGAACTGTTTCAGCCCCTTCGCGACCTCGCCATCCGGCCCGCCGGTTTCGAGAACGTCGAGCGCGGCGTTCAGCGCGCCTAGGATCTCGGCCGGCATTTCGACCACGCCTTCGACGACCTCCGCGGCTTCGAGCATCGCGCGGACCTCCGCGAACTTCGCCGCGACCGCGTCGAGTCGGCGGATGATCTCGTCCTTCACGTCGAGCGCGATCCGCATCGTCGGAGGAAGCATCGCGTCCGCGTCGGGCTCCGACACCGGCGCCGCGGGAGGCTCCGCCGCGGGAGGCTCCGCTGCTGGCGCGGGATCGCCCGGCGCCTTCGCGATCGTGAGAGCACCATCGGCACCCGCGACGACCTCCGCCCCGAGACGCGTCGACGTCGACGACTTCACGACGAGGAAGCGCCGCTGGTTCGCCGCGCGATCCACCACCGAGACCTCTTCGACCTCGATGTCAGTCAGTCGGAATGCCGTTCCTGCCATCGTAGAACCTCACGCGCACGAGTGTATTCGACCCTGCGATCTTCACGCAAGCGCCGCACCATCCGGAGACCGAACGGCGGAACCGCCGATCGAGAAGCCGGTGTAGCTTCCATCCTTCACCGCTTGCCAGAGCGCATCGTCGACGACGCGAACACCGAGAAGCCATGTCCCCGCCTTGATCGTCTGCGAGCCGATCGAGAAGTCCGCGGGAGCGAGATAGCTCTCCAGGATCTTGATCTTGCCCGTGACGATCTCCGCATGTTGAAGCCCGATCTGCCCGTAGTTTTCGAGGAACTTATGGGCCGCGCTTCGCACTTCGTCGGCGGAGTAGATGTCCGCTTGCGCGTCGAGCGTCTCGGGTTCGAGCACGATCCCGAGCACGTAGCGCTCCTCGTCGGCGTCGTCCGCCTTCACGAAGCGAGCGCGAGCCGGCGCCGACTTCGCGAGCGCGTCGACCCTGCTCTCGACGAACTCGACGAGACGACTCGCACGCGGAGCCGTCTTCGAGACGAAGAGCAAGCCCAGACGAGTCGTCACGCGAAACGACACGCCGCCGAGTTCCTTCGCGACGCGAGCGCCGTCGGAGTCGTCGACGACGAGCGCGACCCATCGGTCCGCGGTCGAGCGCGTAGACGCGTCGACGCGGAGATCGACGACCTCGACCTCGCCGGCGAAGAGCGACGCCGCGAAGATCGAATCGTCGGCCTTCCGCACGGGCTCGGTCGCGACGTCGTCGACGACCGCGAGGAACCGCTTCGAGACCACGCGGTAGGGAGCACCGTCGACGAGCGCGATCGCGTCTTCGTCGAAGACCTCGGCCTCGACGAGCGCATCGCGAACGCTCTTCGCGGTCTCGACGTCGCTCGCCTGCCAGAATCGGAACTCGGGGGGAACGCTCGCCGCGAGCGTCGGAGCCATGCCCGGATCGCCCAGCGGAGGAAGCGCGCCAGCGCGGACGGCTTCCGACGTCAGAACGAACGGGAGCGCGACCGACTTCGCGATCTTGTCCGCGGCGAAGCGCTGCGCGTGCTCCGCGCTCGCTCCACCCGATGACTTGCGACGACGTACGCGCATCCCGTTCTCCCTCACGCGTTGAAGTCCAGCGGCCAGCCCTCGGAGTCGCGGATCGACCCGGGCTTCACGAGCGGGCGATCGCCCGCCGCCTTCGACACCGCCGACGAGCCCTCGCCCGCCGACTTCGCCGCGGCCTCGACCTCGGTCTCGACCTCGGTCTCGACCATCGGGGGCTCCGACGTCGTTCCGCTCGCCGGCGCCGCCGGCGCCATCGCGCCGAGAACGCCCGTCATGGTCCCGAACATCGCGAAGGCTTCGTCCATTTGCGCGAGCTTGCCCAGCGCGCAAATGGCGTCCTCGACCTTCCACGCGATGCGGTAGGGGTCGACCTTCGTCTCGCCGTCGTACGGTTCGAGACCGAGCGCGAGCGCGAGACGATCGAGCATCGCTCGCGACTCGCCAGCCTTCGCGACCGGCACGACCGAGCCGTCGGCCTTGTTGACGTGGAAGCGGAGCGAGCCGACGACCGACTTCACGACGTCGACGTTCGCGAACGCGATCCCGTTCGCGTCGACGGGGAGATTCGCCGGCGGAGTGACCTCCGCCTTCGTCGTCTGCTGCTGGTCCGGATCGACGTACATCTTGATCCGCGCCTTGCCGCCGGAAGCGAACGCCGACTTCGCGGCTTCCATCGCTTCGCGGAGCGCGACGAGCCGCGCCTTGCGGACGTCGCCCTCTTCCTTCTCCGCGGCCTTCGTCTGCTCGGCCACGTAGCCGTCGAAGCCGGCGGAGTCGAAACGGCGGAAGCCGTCCATCTCGTCGAGCATCGAATCGACGGTCTCGATCGACGCGTCGAGCGACGACGCGCCCTCCGTGCTCTCGTCGGTCGTCGTGCTCTCGTCGCTCTTCCGGATCTGTACTCGATTCGTCATGTTCCTACCTCGCTCGCGGTTTGGTTCATCGCCCCGGGATCACGAGGTCGCGGGGCGGAGTCCAGACCGCGCGCTCGTGCTCCGGGTTCCATGGCGTTCCGTCGAGCTTCGCACGAAGCCCGCGCGGAAGCGCATCGCAGATCCGCGGGAGGCTCCATTTCAGATCGCCGCGAAGCTCTCGAACGAGAGCGAGGCACAACGCGCCGCGCCGGCGAACTTCGTCGCGCGTCGCCGTCGAGCCGTCTTCCGCGAAGCTCCGCGCGACCGCGCTCTCGATTGCGCGCGTCAGCTTCCCGAGCGCGTTCGGTTCCGTGATTCCGAGATCGAAGATTTCGCCAGCCACGACGCAATCATGCCCCGGAGCGATCCGCATGTCGAGAGCGTGTCTCCGGCCAGAGACACCTCACCCGGATCGACTCGCCGCGCGAGCCGCGATCGCTTCCTCCGCGGTCGCGAATCGTCCCAGGTAGATCTTCTTCCCGTCGCGCCGCCCGTACGCTTCCCACGCTCCATGATGCTCGCGCACGCCCGGTGTCTCCGTGCGCGACTTTCGGATCTGCGCGTCATCGATCTCTTGCCCATCGAACGGAAGCCCATCGGAGAAGTTCAGCGGCGCCGTCGGATGATTCGCGATCACGTATCGATCGCGCGCCGCCGCCGCGAGTTCCGGAGTAGGCCACACACCGATCGAGACCTGCCGATTCCCGACGTTCACGTACGCACGCCAGTTGCCCGACGATGGAACGAACGCGACACCTGCGAAACCACTCGAAGCCTTCCGCGGCGTCGTCTGATTCAGCATGTTCTCAGCTTGCGTCACGATCCGAAGATTCGCGCGTCGATTGTCGAGACCGTTCCCGTTGATGTGATCGACGACCTTCCCCGGCGGAGCGTCGAGAATCCATCGGTGCAGGTAGATACACGTTCGGACGCCATCGATCTTTTCCCACCGAACCGCGTAGCGCGTACGTCCACGCGTAGCGAGCGACCATCGCCGCGCGAGCTTCAAAAGTCGGAAGAAATCGGCGTCGTCGACCAAGGCAACGGCGCCGCGCGAGAGTTGCAATTCCTTCATCCCGCCACCGCATCACAAAACGGGGAGGATAGTGCTCCTACAATTTCCATGCAGGGGCGGCCACGGAATGCCGAATCCCGAAAGTTGCGAAGCACTCGCCGCGCCGGAGTAGCTCCCGCGATCGTCGCGCGCTCCAACCCCCGAGCGTTCGATCGTCGCGATCGTCGTGCGTTCGCCGTCGCGCGTGAAGTACAGGATTCGATTCCCCTCTTCATCGCGCCCCGTGCGAATCCACGGGTTCTCGTTCTTCACCGCTTCCGGATCGGTTAGCTGCGTCAGCGATTCGATCCGCGCCACCGACTCGCCGACGTTGAACGTCTGCCCGTGGTAGAAGCGACACTGGTCGGTGTTGTGGACGATCACGCCCTCGGCGATGTAGCCCGCATCCTCTTCGACCTCGATGTCGTACGCCGGCTCATCACTCGCGGTCAGCTCCCAGTCGATCGACTCGATCTCGACGAACTTCGCGAGTTCGGCAAGCTCGCGAGCGGGGTAAGGCCACAAGCCTGCAAGGCGCGGATCGCACATTGCGGGTCCGCCTTCACCTCGCGCTCCGCCAATCGGATCACGCGGTAGCCCGCCTTCACCATCTCGGCGTCCCGCTTCGCATCGCGCGCCCTGACTGACGGCTTCGCGTGCCAATACTCCCCGTCGACTTCGAGAACGGTCGTCCCTTCCACTAGGAAGTCCGCCGACCACCGACCGATCTTCACCTCGGTCGCGAAGAGGAAGCCTTCGGATTCGAGAGCGAGTCGAACCATCCGCTCGATGCTCGTCTCGCCCCCGTGCTTCCGTTAGCACGCCAGCGAGCAAAACCGCGCCGTCGCCGCCGGCACGCGCTTCCGCTCGAAGATCTTCCCGCAACACTCGCACGCGAGCGTCACGATCGCCCTCTGACACGCCTTCGAGCAATGCTCCCGCGTCTTGCCCGAGATCACTTCCCCCGGCGAGATCGAGAACGTGCATCGGCATCGCTTGCACGTCTTCGTCCGAGCCGATTCCGGAACGCCCTTCACGAACGCCGCTCGCCTGCATGTCACGGAGCAATAGCGCCCTTGCCCACGGTTTCGGTAGAGCCGGAGCATTCGAAACGAAGTCGCGCAGAGCGAGCACGTCGTCGTCGGTGCTTTGCACTCGTCCGAGCAATATCGCCTCGATGCGTTCTTCGAACTCGGATCGGGCTGAAACATCCGCGCGCACGTACGACAAGGACGCGGCGGAACTCTCATAGCCCGAAGGCACGGATCGCAGACCACCTTCGCTCGGCCGGTCGGCTTCCGTTCGAGCGACGTCCCACAGCTTCGACACGTTCCTTCGGTCATACGCCACGATCCGATCATTCGATTCGAGTTGCCCCGCGCGAACCCATCCGCGCGCGGTGAGGACGGGATGGTTCGGCGTCACGCGCATCGTGCGCCCCGTCGAGAGTCGGACGGTTCCCCATGTCCGCTTCGCGAAGATGCGAAGCGCGGTGACACGCCTCGGAATCCCACGACACGACATGACGAGATCGCCGGCGCGCACGTTCTCGATCTTCCGCTCGCGCCCGTTCGCCATCTTCACGCGCGTCCCCGCGCCGAAGCATGTGACTTCGTCGAGCACCGCCTCGAACTGGTACGACGTGATCCCCGCGTCGCGGAACGATCCGAGTTGCGAGAACGTGCGCCCCGTGTTCGAGAACGCGGTCGCGATGACCTGCCAATAGCTCGCGGGTTGCGCGATGCGAGCGCCGACGGTCTCCGCGAGCCGCTCCGCGATCGTCGACGACCCGAGCCCTTGCTCGACGCCGTTCGTCACGATCTCACGCGCGACCGCCGCGAGATCGTCAGCGCGCACGCCGTACGCGTCTCGCACGTACAACGTGTTCAGGCTCCGAATCCATCGCTCCGCCACGAGGTCGCGCTGCGCGAGCGACGTCTGGATCTCGAACCCGAACCGGCGGATCGAACTCTCGCGCGTCGCCGCCATCGTCTGCCCGCCGGCGATCCGAAACGTCTCGCCGACCGACGGCATGACGACCTTCCCGACGTCGTTCGTGATCGAGCGGATCGCGTCGATCGCCGCGTTCATTTCCTCGCGCGTGAGCGACGCCCACTCGACCCCCGAGATCGCATCGATCGCACGAGCGACCGCCGACACCTCGTAAGGGCGCGCGTCGTTCTGCAACGCCGTCGCGACCTGCGAAGCGATCCGGAGGAAGTCCTCGCGGTCGAGCGGGTCGAGCGCCTTCGTGACGTTCGCCGTGACGATGACGCCGAGAGCATCCTCCGCCGCCTTCCGCGCCCGAACGATTCGCGCGAAGTCGATCACGTCGGTTCGATCCCGAGTTCGTCGACGAGAACCGAGAGCGGGACGCGAAGCTCGATCGTCTCGCCTTCGTCGTCGCTCTTCGAGATCGTCGAGCGCGCGGAGTCGTCGCCCGCGTCGTCCTTCCCGACCGCGTCGCGGAATCGCTTCGCCGCGCTTTCCTTCTCCGCCGCGACGAGCGCGTCGCGAAGCGCGATGATCTCCGACGCCATCGCCGCAAGGTCGGGAGCCGCGACGTTCTTCGAGCCGAACCGACGCGTGATGTTCACCGCGCGCGGAGTCGCACGACCACCCTTCAACGCTTCGGAGACCACGCCGTCAGCGGTCGGATCGGGACCGTTCGGCGGGATCGCATCTTCGCGCGATGGGATGAACCGATCTTCACCTTCGGTGTCGAACGGGATTCCGACCTGCGTGAGCATCTCCGGCTGATAGATCCAGTCCGCATCGATCTCGGGGAGCTTGCGATCGAAGACGAGTTCGCCGACGAGGTCGCGAGCGTCCGCCGCGACGAGTACGTTCGCGCTTTTCAGCTTCGCTATGATGTTCGCCATGACCTGCGGATCGCGAACCTGAACCGAGTTGCTCACGAACTTGAAGTAGCGGACGTCGAGGTCTGCGAGCACGAAGCGATTGATCGTGAAATCGAACTCCACGCGCTCCGGTCCGAAGACCTGCCGCTCCGCGAACTCCAACGCCGCTTCCGCGGTCGAGCGGTTGAAGTCGCGCACGTCGCCGCGGAGCATTCGCGGAAGTCGGAACATGATCCCGACCTTGTCGGAGTTCCGCTCGTCGTACTTCTGGAAGAGCGCGTCCGACTGTTGCGCCATTGTGAGCGGACGAAGCTCGATCTTCATCCGCCCGTTGTTCTCGACGTCGCCGCCCGTCGGCTCCGCTTCGATGATCAGGATCTTGTGGAAGTTCTTCTTCCCCTTGATCTGGTTCTCGACGTAGCTCTCGATCCGCTTCACCGAATCAGCGGACACGCGCCCGCCGCTCACGAGCATCGCCAACGGCGGAACCGACTTGTTCTCGAAGTAGAGGTAGTTCACCTCTTCCGCGTGTCGCGTGCCGAAGACCGCGAGCAACGCGCCGATCCATCGCGGCACACCGTACGGCGTGCCCGACGATGCGATCCGGAAGTGGAAGACCTCGGTCGCGGTCGTCGCGGTCGGACCTTCCTTCGCCTTCATCGCGAGATCGGTGTCGTAGTACGCGCCGGTCTTCGACGACATGACGCGAGGATCGCCGAGTTCCTTGAAGAACACCGCGGAGTTCGGAGAGCCGTCGACGATCTGCACGAAGCGACGGAAGCGACGTTGACGCTTCTCACGAACGACCGTGATCGGCGTCAGCCGTCGCGGCACGACCACCGGCACGAAGTCGCGCCCCTGCGTCGTGAGCCGCATCGAAGCGACCGGGAGATAGACGAACTGCGTCACGCGCCCGCGCGAGTCGCGGAGGATCTCCCAATACGCGTTCCCCGTGACTTCGAGATCTTGCCGCGTGCGTCGACGAAGCGACGTGAACGACTCTTCGACCGTGCACGCGTCGAAGAACGAAAGCACGCGCATCCGTTCGAGCGCCATCGCTTGCTCGACGATCTTGATCCGCTCCGCAACCTCGTCCTCGCTCGGAATCGGATCAACCGTCGAACCCTTGTCGCGAGCTTCGAGCCGTTCGAGGTAGATCGCATCGCGAACGATCTTCCGCGCGTCGTCGCCGGAGAGCGAGACCGACGGCTCCAAGTGGAAGCCGTTCGCGTCGATGTTCGTCGCGTACGCGTCGACGTTCGGACGAAGCGCCGACGAGTTCTCGAACAGGTCGTTCAGCACTCGCGGATCGAACGGCGGAGTGATCGCCCCGGCTTGCTCGAAGCTCTTCGTGAGTTCGTCGACCGCGCGCGAGGTCTCGCGCGTGGTCTCGTCGCCGATGACGAACGCCTTCAACGCTTCGACGCGCTCGCCGATGCTCGACCCGCCGCGATTGCTCTCGCCGTCTGCCATCGTCACGCCATCCGCGCGTTGCGCCCGGAGTACATCGCGGTCGGCGTGCCCGAAGTCCACGCCGACGCCGTGATCCGCATCGAACGGAACGCACCGCGAAGCGCGTGCGATCGGATCACGAGCAAGCCCGGCGCCGTCGCATCGTCGGAGATCCGGACGTAGTTCGCACCGTCGATCGTTGCTTCCGCGTAGATCGTGCCCGTGAACGCACCGACGACCGCGATCGCGTGGTCCGTCATGTCCGGCACGTTGATCGCTGCACCGCTGGCGACCGACGTCGGAACCGCAATCGTCTGGAACTCGCTTCGCATCGTCGGACCTCCTATCAGCGAACGCCGCTGAAAACCATTACGCCCGGCGCATTCGCCGGGAGGATCTCGCGCGTGATCTTCGCGACCACGACGTCGCCCGGCGAATACGAGATCGACGACACGACGCGACGATTCGCGAGAAGCCGTCGACGAACCTCGTCGCCTGCACTGTCGATCGTGCGAGCGTGGAACGTGAACGCGAGCGTCGGATCTTCGATGTACGCTCGCGGAGCGTCCGGTTCGACCTCGACCTCGACGAAGACTCGTGCTCGGAACTGGCGCGTCATGCGGCGAGGATAGCCGCTCTCGCTCGCCAGCGCGAGCCCCTACGCCATCGGACGCGAGCCGCGGCACACCGGATAGCCGATGCACCCGAAAAACTCCCCCGAGCGACCCGTTCGCTTCGCCATCGCGCGACCGCACTCGGGGCACGTCGGACGCTTCAACGCGTCGCCGTACGCCGCGCGGAGCGCTTCGCGGAGTCGCGCGACGAAGACCTCGACCCGCGCGGCTTCGTCGTCGCCACGCGGAGCCGTGCGGAGGATCTTCGTCGACGTCGAGACCGCGCGCTCGCCTTCCGGCGTCGGAGCGACGAGCACGATCCGAACCGCGTCGTCGCCGCATCCGCGCGCGGCCGCTGCACCGATCGCGATCGTCGTGTAGCACTTCACGATCACGCGCCCGCCCGGCGGGATCAGCACCGCGACGATCTCCGACCCGCTCGCGTCCTCGCGATAGCCGCCGTGCGCGCCCTTCACCGCCGCGCCGATCTCGCGAAGCTCGCGGAGCAAACGCTCCGCCGGAACCGAAACGAATCGAGCACCCTTCGCCATCGTCGACCATCCTTCCCGGGGCAAGCCCCACCGATGTTCGTAGATATACGCGAAGCGTTCGCCAGCGTCAAGCGGGGTCGAGCACGACCGGGATCACGACGAACGCGTCCCCGCGGAGTTCGTCCGGAGTTCGATCCCATGCGTGCGCGGGTCGCTCCGCGACGATCACGCGCTCGCGATCGAAGACCACGATCTCCGCTCCGCGTGCGGCCGCGCTCGCGCGTACCGCGATCAACGCGTGGTGCTTCGCGTCTTCGTCGTCCACGACGCGCACGCGCCACCCCGGAACGGGAACACGCGTCACGACCTCCGCGACGAAGCGCTCGACGCCGCCGGCTTGCTCCACGACTTCGACCGCCGGCGTCAGCGTGAACGCGCACGACGCGCGGAGCGCTTCGACACGCGGACGAGTTCGCACGCGCGGAACTCGCGCGACCTTCTCCGCTTCCTTCGCGAGCGCTTCGCGATGCCTTCGGAAGAACGTCTGGATCGCGAACTCGGTTCGACCGACCGACTTCGCGATCTCGCGGTAGCTCTTCCCGCTCTCCCGTAGCTCGACGATCATCGTCGACTCGATCGCGCCGTATTTTTTCGTCATGCCCCATCATCCGACGCCGCGGGGGCATCGGAGGAACGAAACACGATCTCGGCCTTGCGATCCGTGAGCTTCTCCCACCGCGCGATCACGACGTCGATCCACTTCGGTTCGACGTCGACCGCGATGCACTTGCGCCCCGTGAGTTCGCACGCGAGCAACGTCGTTCCGCCGCCGATGAAGAGATCGAGCACCGTCTCGCCCGGTTCCGTGTGAAGCTCGACGAACTGCCGAACGAGCGCGATCGGCTTGCTCGCGTTGTGCGGTCGGTCTTCGCCGGTCGCTCGGTTCACGCGAACGATGTTTTTCGCGTGGACCATCCGGTTCCCCGTGACCTTGCGCGAAGCGATCGACGTCAGCGGCGGATCGACGACCGAGAAGAGCACGAGTTCGTGGCATTGAGCGTACATCGACCCGAGCCCACCGCCCTTGTCCCAAACCACCATGTTCTTGATCGGGAGCGACGCGCGCCGATGCGCTTCGACGAGCGCCGCCCACGAACGCCAGTCGCAGAAGAACAGAAGGTGCGCGAAGAGTCGCGAGCGCATCGCCGCGGTCTTCACGATCATCTCGAAGAACGGAACGACCATCCGATCGTCCGCGATGCTCGCGCCGATGCCCGTCGACGAGCCGAAGATCGCGTACGGCGGATCGGTGATCACCGCGTCGACCTTCGCACCGTCGGGGAGCACGCGATCGAGCGTCTCGGGAACTCCGGTGTCGCCGCAAACCAGGAAGTGATCGCCGAGCTTCCACACGTCGCCGAAGCGTGCGCGTCGAACCGCGGAGATCTTCTCGTAGTACGCATCGGACGCCGCTTCGCGCTCTTCGACGTCGTCCTCCGTGATCGTGCGCTTCTTGCCCTTGCGACCACCGGCGAGATCTTCGAGAGCCTTCGACCGCTCGCTCTTCTCGTCGTCGTCCTCGTCACCTTCGAGGTCTTCGAGAAGCGAGTCGAGCGCGCTCGTGTCGAAGCCGGTTCCTTCGAGCGCGTCGATCGCGCGTTGGTCTTCGAGGATCGCGACCAGCCCCGCGTCATCCCATCCGCCGAGTTCGACGAGTCGATTGCTCGCGACGAGGTACGCCTCCGCTTCGCGCTCGTTCTCGAACGAGACGCCGCGGAGCACCGGCGCGCACCATTCGCCGTCGTCGCGAACTCGCACGCGCCGCGGCGGAGGAAGCCCGCGCTCGCGCATCCGTTCGAGCGTCTCCGCTCGACCATGACCCGCGACGATCCGCTTCGTGCATTCGTCGAACACGATCGGATCGATGAACCCGAACCGCCGAAGGCTCGCCTCGATCTCGTCGAGGTCGTGTCGCTTCGGGTTGCGCGGCCAGCGCGCGATCTCCGCCAGCGCGACGAACTCGATCCGCGGTGTCTCTTCCTCGCGCGTGGTCTCCGCCGGCGCACTCTTGCGCCGACGCTTCGGGCTCTCGGTCATGGGTTCCTCCTACCTGCGAGCGCCGAGCCTAGCACGCGCGCGATGCTTCGAGCGCGAGCGATCGCCGCACGGCTTCGACCACCTCCGGCATGCTCTCGTCGGGGAGCGGAAGCCCGCCGGCGTCCGGCCCGCCGATCACGTACCGACCGCGAGCACCTTCGACGCGCACGACCTGCCCCGCGCGAATCCAGTTGTCGACGCGAACGCCAGCGCTCGCGAAGTCCGCACGCGTGAGCGTCTCGCCGGCGCGAAGCCGGAGACACAAGCGCGCGGCCGCGATCTTCCACGGCGAGATCGTGCGCGGGCTCGGAACCCCCGCCGGGATCGCGACGTCGATCCCCACCGGCGGAACCCAGCACCGCCCCGCGGAGACGTCGCGCCGCGGTCCGCTGCCGAGCATCCACAACGGCCCGAGCCCCACGCGGATCGACCGCGGAGTGAAGACCCCGATCCGTAGCTCCGCCGCGACGGTGTCGAAATGCCGAACCACGTTCGGAACGAGCACCGCGATCACGTCCGGCGACCGCCGCCGCGGACCGACGATCGCCTGCCCGAGCACTTCGAGATTCGGACGGAGCTTCGCCTGGACCCCGATCTGCTCTTCGGTCTCCGGCGACACGAGGATCATGTCCCAGCCCGAGCACTCCGGGACCACGCGGAACCCCTCGACC